CTTTCGCGAGAGCAGTAGTTTTATAAGCGGATTATTATTACTCATGGAGCACGGACATAATTGGCTTCTTGGACATTGTACGCTTTACAATGATCTCAGTGAACACCATCTTCGACTTAGAAGTGAAGTGTTTGCCTTCCGAGAACTTGCCGTAGCAGTCCTTCACCAACTCTTGATACTGATGTATGCGCGCCTGTGGCCAGGAGCCAGCCAGGTCATCACCACAGATCCTAGTGTCTGTAAGTGTGTCCAACGGCGACTCTCCGGCGCGTGCTGCAGCAGTATCCGCCCAGAACAACTAGAGTAGGTTGAGTGTTACCCATGAGAGGGGCAAACCCATTAATATTCCGCAGGTAGTCTATATATAATGCTCCTCATTATAATATAAGATCTAAGGACCAAGCGCGGCACGGAGAACATCTGAGTCCTCCCCTGACAATAAGTCATTATGTGCACATCCTTCCCACAGAGCCAGAGCTAGCTCATGGGGAACGCGATCGGTCGCTGCCGTAAGATCCGCCGATAGAAGGAAGTCGGAATAGCGGCCTTAGATCTCTTATAGAGCCTTATAACGTTACTCTCTATCTATAATATAACCACTTTCCGTGTACGTCGCTCCAGCTAGTACTTGCTTGACTCTCGGGTCTTTTCGAAGGACCGAGAGTACGCGTTATTGCAGAGGGAAGGCACGTGCAACAAGTCCCGGGTGGGATTTAGTCACGGTGCGCGCCTTGTGTCCGCGGGCTGGAACAACTATAACCTTATTGATCGGATGACACCGTCCAACGGAATGGACGGACATCGATTTCCTAATACCATCAATGATAGCTGGATCCTAGTCAAGCAGGTTAGCCTGATGAACTTGGACACAGTCGTCACGACCGGTGTGGAATCGATTAAAGTCCTCCCACGCAGCCGAGCCTAGCTCTGCGTTGGGGAAGTCACGATCAGTAAGTGGTAGGTGGTCTTATAAGAGAGTACGGTACGCAGACATCCCGCCAGCCTCGGCACGACGTGGGAAGAGAAGATTCGACCCATGCGTCGGTTCGACATCTGGAGCAGCTTTATTAAAGCATTTCCGGGCTTGGACCTGAAAAGTACTTCTTGGACCACTCTCGTGCCTACTTCACCAGAAGAGGCAAGGCGTCTGCAGTACGTTGCTCGTCAGAGTTGAGCTATATTGTACCTTTATATATATTACCATTATAAACTCTTTTATATATAGAACTGTCAAGCCGAAGGTCCCCTGTAGGATTCTCGTAGAGAGAAAGGTCGAGTGCACCAAATACCGATGAGTAGCACGCTGAGTGCGAGTTCAGAGACTCCTGCATACCATTTTGCAGGCTGGACTCAATCGGTTCAGGTTGGGCACGGGCGATAGCAGAGAGTTGGAGTGCGAGCTTTCCATCGAAGTCGGAGATTCCTTTCCCTTAGCGGGGAATGATTCTCCTGACAAGATTACCAACCTAGACGGCTAGTTTAGGGAACTTGATCTTGCCTTCGATGGCAAACTCACGACACCGGTCCGACTCCTGCTTGAAGCCTTTAACGACCACGGAGAGGGGGGAGTGCTCATATCGGTTCAGCCAC